TGTCCCGCGCCTTCGCCGCTTACGTCGCGCGCACGTACTGGAAGACCTGCACCCCTGAGGAGATCGAACAGATGGCGAGCTGCATGCCGGAGGTCGCATGACCGTAACCATTGAGATTCCGTTTCCGCCGACCGTGAACACGATCTGGCGGAATTTCCGTGGCCGAATGGTGATGTCGAAGGCGGGCCGCGAGTACCGGCAGGCCGTCGTGGGCGCGGTGTACGCCGCCCGCGTGCAGGGCTTCGGCCGCCAGAAACTCAACGTCGTCATCGGCGCGCACATGCCCGACGAGCGCCGCCGCGACCTCGACAACCTCCTCAAGGCTGCGAACGACGCCCTGCAGGCCGCGCGCCTGTTCGAGGACGACAGCCAGATCGTCGACCTGCGCATCTACCGCGCCGGCCTCGACCGAAAGAACCCACGACTCGCCATCACCCTGGAGGCCGCATGAAGAACCGTCACCGCAGGCTCATTGGCTGGATCGCCGCCGAGGCCATGACCCCCGAAGAAGCCGCGAACGCCGCCATCGCCAAGACGAAGGAATTGGTCGGCAAGGCGCGCGCCGTGCTGCACATGGACACCGTCACCGGCCGCCTGATCCTTCTGGCCGATGTCGACCACCCGGTGCCGCCCGCCACGTTCGTGCGCGGCATCGCCTACAACAGCGACCCGGACCTACTGGCCGACGACCTGCGCAGCGAGGCGCTGGCGAATCGCCTGATCGCCGGATACGCCGGCTACATGAAGACGAAGGACGCGCGGAGGGCGGCATGAAGTCTCCGGCCATCGACCTCTCGACGCTCAACGACGACCAGCTCGCGCAGTTCGCCAAGGTCGCGCAGGGCAGGGCGAAGGACTACCAGCGCCTCGCCGCTGCACACCAAAGCGCGGCGGACACGTACCGGAAGGAGCAGCGACGCCGGAAGCGGGCGAAGAAGGAGGCGCACAAGCTGCTCGACGAGGCCGACGCCGTTTGCCACTACAACGGCCGCAAGTTCGACATCCCGGTGCTGGAGGCCGAGTTCCTGACCCACGGCTTCCGTCCGCCGTCGCCGTTCCATCAGATCGACCTTTACGGGACGGCCAAACGCTTCGCCCTGCCGTCCCGAAAGCTCGACTACATCAGCCAGCACCTCGACCTCGGCCGCAAGACCAAGCACAAGGGCATGGAGCTGTGGACGGCGTGCATGGGCGGCGACTCGTCCGCGTGGCGCGTAATGGAGCGCTACAACCGGCAAGACATCCGCCTGCTCGAACGGCTCTACACCGTCCTCCGCCCGTGGATCAAAGACCACCCGAACCACAGCATCACCGATGGCGAGTGCTGCCCGACGTGCGGCAGCCACAACATCCGCTGGAAGGGCTGGCGCGAGTCGATCACGCGCCGCTACCGCCGCTTCGTGTGCAACGAGTGCGGATCATGGGGCAGGGCGGTGCGGGCGGAGCCGGGATCGGCCAAGACGCGGAGCTTGGCATGACGGTCCAGATCAGCGCCGCCGCCATCGTCCTGCTGCTGTTTGCCGGCCTGTGGCTGCTGTCGGCCGCCCTGCTGCCGCCAGTCGCATGGTTCCCGGCCGGGGCCGCCGCGATCATCGCCTCGGGCTACTGGATGAACGTCATCGCGGAGTGGCTGGATGACTAAGGCCCCCGACTTCGACATCCGCACGCTCGACCTGGGGACGTACTTCGCCCCGTTCGGTCGCCGGCAGATGCCCGACAAGGCCATCTGGCTGCTGTCGCTGGCGTCGTCGGTTCTGCCCGAGAACAGCGTCGGGGCCGAGGTGTGGCTGGCGCGCGTCTCCGGCACGACCGTGCACGACGGGGCCCTGCGCCAGTACGCGCGGGAGCTGGCCGACGCCTTCGGCACGGGCGAGTTCCGGCCCAAGCGGGGCAAGCGCCGCCGCATCATGTTCGCCAGCTACTCGCCGCGCTGGGGCCATGTGGCCGCCGAGGACGGGCTGTGGAAGGCCATAGACGGCCGCGCCCCGTCCGCCCGCGCTCGCGCTGAGGCCTTGGGCTGCGACCGCGAGGCCTTCGGCAACCTGCGCGAGCTGATCAAGCTCCTGGTGCTGATGCAGGCGGCCCAATACGAGGACGCCCTGCGCTGGGCTGTCCGCGCTTGCCGGGTGGGCGAGATCGACCTCGAGGCGCTTACGACCGCCACCCTTTCGGAAGCGTGAGACGATTCAAATAAGGGAGGCGTGTTGTCGAAAAGACACGCCAGCCCTGCCGCTGAGTAACCCGCTGCCCTTGCAGGGTCGGGCCAGCGGCAACCTGTTTGGGGTGCCGGCGATGCCCTGCCAACCTAACCCGATTGGTCGGACGTTGACCGCAGACGCTACCCGTCGGCGCCCCAAGCTCAACCCCGAGCTATTCCCCCGACGCCTCTCCACGGAAGCGCATAACTCGGGGGCTTTCTTCCGGTGGCCCATGTCCGACGAACCCGAAACCGACGAGGCCGAGGCCGAGGGCGACGGCACCATTGGCGTCCAGATCCCCGACCCGATCTCGCTCTCCTCGCCGGAAGGCGTGACCTACGTCATCACCGACGAGGGCGCGCTCTGCGAGTCGTTGGGCGTCGATTCGGTAATGGTCTACCGGGCAACCGATCAGGGCCTTGAGTGGCTCACCGAGAAGCGGCGCTGGGAGCCCGTCGAGGCTGCTGCCAGTGCGCCCCGAGTGGTCAGCGCTCGCAAGAACTGAGTCCCGCAACGGCCCGCCGAGAGGCGCACCGGGCCGAGCAGTGAACAACCCTTTCCCGGGCCGCCTCGGACCTTCGCCGGTTTCCCGAGGCCCCGACGCTGCTGGCCTGCGGGCACCTAATTCAGCGTCCCCTTTGAGGGGCGCAACAGGGCGCGGGTTTCGGTTGGGCGCCCCACTAGTCGCAAGGCTAATCCCACGAGGGTGAGCATCGGGCACTGAGAAAACCCGATGAACCGATGACAGCCGGGAAAGTCCGGCACCTATCCGCGCCAACCCGCAAGGGAGCGCACCCCAACTGACCAAGCGGCCAACCCGAGAGGGAGCTGCTGGGAGCTGCACCCTGTGGATAAACAACCCGCCGAAACCAAGCGCAACAAGGGCGGACGCCCTCCAGGCTCTCCCAACAAGGCCACCGCCGAGGTGCGCGCTGCCATCGCCGAGATGATGCAGCTCGCCGCGCCGAAGATGGCCGGCTGGCTGGAGCAGGTGGCCGCCACCGACCCGGCCAAGGCGTTCGATCTGGCTCTCAAGGCGGCCGAGTACCACATCCCGAAGCTGGCCCGCACGGAACACGTCGGGGAAGGCGGCGGGCCGGTCGAGCATCGGGTCGTGGAGCGGCGCATTGTCCGCGCTGACCATCCCAACCGCTGAGGTCTTCGAGCCCCTGCTGCAGCCTGCCCGCTACAAGGGCGCGCACGGTGGCCGAGGCTCGGGCAAGTCGCAGTTCTTCGGCGGGCTTATGGTCGAGGATGCCGTCTGCGCCCCAGGCGACAGCGGCGGCGTCGGCTTGCTGGCCGTCTGCATCCGCGAGGTGCAGAAGTCGCTGGAACAGTCGAGCAAGCGCCTGATCGAGGCGAAGCTGGCCGAGCACGGGCTGGGCGAGCGAGACGGGTTCAAGGTCTTCAAGGACCGCATCCAGACGCCCGGTGACGGCGTGATCATCTTCCAGGGCATGCAAGACCACACCGCGGAGTCGGTGAAGTCGCTCGAGGGCTTCCGTCGGGCGTGGATCGAGGAGGCGCAGAGCCTCAGCGCCCACTCCCTGAGCCTGTTGCGCCCGACCATCCGCGCGCCGGGTTCGCAGATTTGGGCGTCGTGGAACCCGCGCCGCAAGACTGACCCCATCGACGTGCTGCTGCGCGGGCCTGAGCGCCCGAGCGACGCCATCGTGGTGCGGGCGAACTGGTCGGACAACCCTTGGCTGCCGGCCGAGCTGCAGCAGGAGCGCCTCGACGCCCTGCGCATCGACCCGGACAACTACGCGCACGTCTGGGAGGGCGACTACGCCCGCATCCTCGTCGGCGCGTACTTCGCCAAGCAGCTACAGGAGGCGAGGGCGCAGGGCCGAATCGGCGTCGTCTCGCCTGATCCGCTGCTGACGACCCGGGCCTACTGGGACATCGGCGGCACTGGCGCGCGGGCTGACGCGACGGCGATCTGGATCGTCCAGTTCGTCGGGTCGCAGGTGCGCGTTCTGAACTACTACGAGGCGGTCGGCCAGCCGCTCGAGGCGCATGTGAACTGGCTGCGCGACAACGGCTACCAGCGCGCCGAGTGCGTCCTCCCCCACGACGGGGCGAACGCCGAGAAGGTCTACAGCATCAGCTACGAGAGCGCCCTGCAGGCCGCAGGGTTCTCGACGCGCGTCATCCCGAACATGGGCGCAGGCGCTGCGTCGAAGCGCATCGAGGCCGTCCGGCGCGTGTTCCCGGCCTGCTGGTTCCACGAAACAACTACCGACCCCGGGCGCGAGGCGCTTGGTTACTACCACGAGAAGCGCGACGAGGCGCGAGGCATCGGCCTCGGCCCCAACCACGACTGGTCGAGCCACGCCGCCGACGGCTTCGGCCTGATGGCCGTCGACTTCCTGAGCAATTCCCACATGCCCACGAGCGGAACGCGCCGAAGCGCGCCGCGCCTGGGCGTCGCCTGAGAACCGAATGGACCCCATCCTTGACACCGCCGCCGAGCTTCCCGACGCGGCGGCCCGAGGCATGTCCGACGACGACCTCGCCCGCCTGATCGACGACGAACTCGAGCAGAGCCTCGGGTACGACGACCAGCTCGCCAACGACCGCCAGCGGGCGCTGGAGTTCTACAACGGCGAGGCCGTGGGCGACCTTGCGCCGCCCGACATCGACAACCGCTCGCGCGTGGTGTCGAAGGACCTGCTCGATGCCGTCGAATGGACGATGCCGAGCATGATGCGCCTGTTCGCCGGTAGCGACGAGATCGCCCGGTTCGAGCCCGATGCGCCGTCCGAGGAGCAGGCCTGCAAGGACGCCACGGCGGCCTGCTCGCATGTGATCTGGGAGAAAAACCCCGGCTTCACGACCCTGCACGATGCCATCAAGACGTGTTTGATCCAGCGCGTCGGCGTGGTGAAGGTGTGGTGCGAGGAAGCCTTCGACGAGCGCGAGGAGGGCTACAGCGGCCTCGACCCGATGGGCCTTGAGGCGCTGGGCGCTGACCCGAAGGTCGAGATCATCGACGTGCAACCGAGCTACCAGCAGGCCATCGACCCGGCCACCGGTGCGCCGGCCCTGCTGTTCGACGTGCGCGTCAAGCTGCGCGAGCCCCGGAAGGAATACCGCCTCGAAGGCGTGCCGCCCGAGGAGTTCCGCATTGCCCGCGACGCCCGCAGCATCGAGCGCCCGCGCTTCATCGCTCACGAGCCCAAGAACATCACGGCCAGCGACCTGATCAGCCGGGGCATCGACCCCGAGCTGGTGGACACGCTGCCGACGGCGGAGATCGGCAACAGCGCCGAACTCACCGACCGCTACGACCGCGAGGGCTGGGACCCGACCACGACCGACCAGGGCGACCGCAGCCAGCGCAAGATCGACGTGGTGGAGGCGTGGGTGCTGGTCGACTACGACGGCGACGGCGTGGCCGAGTACCGGCGCGTTCTCAAGGCCGGCCACGAAGTCCTCGAGAACGAAGTCACCGACGACCACCCCTTCGCGGTGTTCTCGCCGATCCTGATGCCCTACCGGGTGATCGGGCTCGGCCTGTACGACCTGCTGGAAGACATCGTCCGCATCAAGACCGCGCTCACGCGGCAGGTGCTCGACAACGCCTACCTCGTGAACAACCCGATCCGGCTGGTGAGCAAGGGTGCCGGCGTCGATCTGGATGCCCTGCTGAACCCGGTGCCGGGGAGCGTGGTCGAGGCGCAATCCATCGACGGCGTGCGCGACCTGACGATCCCGAGCATTGCAGGCGACGGCCTGAGCCTGATCGACTACGTGAACAAGGTGCGCGACGCCCGTACCGGCGTGGGCGAGTTCAACCAGGGCCTTGGCGCTGGTGCGCTCCGCGACACGAAGATCGGGTCCGAGGGCGCGCAGGACATGATGGCGTCGGCCATGCAGCGCGTCGAACTGATGGCCCGCGTGCTGGCTGAGACGGGCGTCAAGCGCCTGTATCGCCTCGTCCTCAAGTCGCTCTGCCAGTACCAAGACCGCGAGATGCAGCTCCGGGTGAATGGCCGGTGGCTGGCGCTGAACCCGCGCGAGTGGCACACCCGCTACCGGCTGACGGTGTCCGTCGGCATGGGCTCGATGTCCCGCTCGGTGCAGTTGGCTGGCCTGCAGTCGATCATGGCGCTGCAGGAGAAGGCGGGGCAGTTGATGCCCGAGCTGGTGAGCCCGATCAACGCCTTCAACGCCCTTGCGCGATTCGCCGAGGCGCAGGGCTTCCGCGACGCCGAGCAGTTCTTCACCGCGCCGGCCGCCGAGGACGAAGACCCGCAGCCCGAGGCCCCGCCCGAGCCGTCGCCCGACGCCGTGGTGCAGTCGCAGGCGCTGGTGCAGGCCGAGCAGATCAAGGCGCAGGCCGCCGCCGACCGCGCGGCGCAGGATTCGATGGTCCGCCTCCAGATCGAGCGCGAGAAGATCGAGTCCGACAAGGCGATCAAGCTGGCCGAAATCCAGAGCCGCGAGCGCATCGAGGCCGCCAAGCTGGGCCTCCCGATCAGCCTCGGCGGCGAGATCGCCGGCGCGGCCGCAGACGAGCGCATCGCCCCCGTCATTCAGGCCGTGCAGGCGCTGGCCGAGCAGGTGAAAGCCATCGCCGAGCGCAGCGCCGTGCCGCCCCAGGGCCTCGACATCATCCGCGACGAGCAGGGACGCATGATCCGCGTCCTGCCGCCGCAGCAGCAGGTGCAGTAACGCATGGCCGACAACCTCACCACACAGGAAGGCACTGGCGGCCCGCAGGTAGCCACCAACGAGATCGGCGGCGTCCACTACGCCCGCAGCAAGACGGGCTGGGGCGCGCCCGGCGTCTACAACGACGTCGATGCGAGCAACCCGCTGCCGGTGCAGGGTCCGCTGACGCTGGCGCAGTTGATCGCCGCCGTCGTGCAGGTGCTGCCCTCCGCGCGCCAGGTGGACTACTGGCCGGGCTACGGTGGCACGACCAACACCGGCACGGCTGAACTGAACATCGACCCGGGCGGCGCGCTGGTGACGCGCGGCGCTGTGGCGACCGACGAGGGCACGTTCCGGGTCAACTTCGCGAACACCTCGCTCGCCGTCACGCTCGGCACGGTGACGGTGGCGGGTCGCACGGTGACGGGCTCGGGCTTCATCAGCAACACGACCCGCGACGTTCACCTGCAGGATTACTTCAAGCTCGACGCCGACGGCGAGTCGTCGTGGATGCAGATCGAAACCGTCGACAGCGACACGCAGCTCACCCTGCGCGCGAACTACGTCGGCGGCACCTCCGGCGCGGCGTCCCGCGCGCTGATCCGCCCCGAGACGGGCGCGGGCGGCTCGATTGCCGTCGCCTCCGGCCAGTGCACGCTCACCAGCGGCACGACGATCAACGCCTCGACGCGCATCGTCCGCAACGTCGACTACGCGCCCCTCGTGGCCCGTGGCGCGTTCAGCGTTTCGCAGCGCATCGTGAACCAGACGATCCTGTTCGGGCTGTCGGAGCCGTTCACCACGACCGACCGCTGGTTCGCCCGGTTCCGCATCGACGGCACCACGAACACGACGGTGATCTGCCAGTCGGCCCGCAACCCGACCACGACCCCGAGCGCTGCCGAGACGCAGTCGACGACGGTCACGCTCCCCGGCAACGCCACCACGGCGACGGTGAACGAGTACCGGGTCGAAATGCTCACCGAGCGCGTCGTCTTCTACATCAACGGCGTCCGCGTCGCCGAGCACTCCCGCTCGATTCCTTCGCAGCACGACGAAATGGAGCTGGGCCTGCGCGTGCTGAACGGCGGCACGGCCCCGGCATCGTCGACCTCCATCGTCTGCGACTACATCACGGGCAAGAACCACAACAAGCTGGAGGTCGGCATCTTCTCGGACAACGAGCAGATCGTCGCCCAGCAGCCCGACCTGGTCCCGTTCACCTACAACGTGGCGGGCGTCATCGCGATCAACACGGTCCTGCTGACGATCGACTGCTCGCGGCTGCGCTCCCTGTCGATCCATGCCCTGAGCATCGGCACGACGGGCGTCGTCACGCCGGAATGGTCGAATGACCCGGCCGCGGCGACGTGGCCTGGCGCTACGCTTTCGACCCCGGCTGGTGGCTCGGCCGCCACCTTCAACGCGGCCGGCATGTGGACGACCCCCGTGCTGGCGCGCTACTTCCGGCTGCGCCTGACGACCGCGACCACGGCGGGCAATACCACGCTCTCGGTCGTCGGCTCCGCGCTGGGTGGCGGCTTCCTCCCGACGCAGCCGGTGAGCGGCACGGTGACGGCGAACCTCGGCACCGGCTCGCTGGCGGCTGGCACGAACGCCATCGGCGACGTCGGCCTGCAGGTGCGCGCCAACGCGACCGGCGCGGCCAGCTTCAGCAACGTAGTGGCCGCTGCGTCGACCAACGCGCAGAGCGTCAAGGGCTCGGCCGGGCGAGTGCTCGGCTGGTCGTTCGTCAACAACGCCACGGCCGTCCGGTACGTGAAGTTGCACAACGTCGCAGCCGCGCCCACTGCCGGCACGGGCGTGGTGTCCACCATCCCCATCCCGCCCAACGGCGGCGTCTCGAACGTCACGCTCGGGCAGGGCATGGGGTTCGGCACCGGCATCGGCTTGACCATCGTTACCGGCGCGGCAGCGGCAGACGCTACGGCCGTCGCCGCGAACGATGTCGTCGGCACCCTTTTCTTCGCCTGAGGATTCGCGCATGACCACCAAGAACGTTGCACTCGCCCTCGATGTCCGCGACGCCGAGGGCGTCATCATGGCCACCCACAACGCGCAGGGCGTGACCAGCGACGAGGGCCTGACCGTCGTCATCCCGCTCGGCTACCTCCCGCCGATTGAGGAGACGCCGATTGCCGACCTGCACATGACGCTGATCCCGCCGCCCGAGCCGAAGACGCCGGCCGCGCTCTTGTCGCGCGTCAACGACTACGAGGCCGGCACGAGCACGCTGACCTTCGCTTACGAGTAATCGCTCGCCGTGCTCGCCTTCCTGCTGCTCACGCGCCTGATCCCAGGCGCGAGCGAAGGGGCAGCGCCCGAGCCCACCGGCCCGACGCCGGCAGGCCGTGGGTCGTCCAACCTCCGCGACATCTGGACGATCAAGGACGCGCCCTTCGAGGTGCGCACGGCCAAGCGGAAACGCCGGTACAAGACCGCGCAGGCGGCGACGACGGCGATCCGCGAGGCGGCCAAGACCGGCCAGCCGGTCGAGCTGGTGGTGCGCGGCGAACCGGTCAACCTGCCGACGCTGGGAACGGCGAGCTACGCCGACATCTACGCCCGCATCGAGCGGGCGGAACGGGTGCAAGCCGCCGAACGTGCCGAGGCCGAGAGCCGTCGGCGACTGCTGCAGGAACGCGAGGACGAGGAGGCGCTGGTTCTGGCGCTGGCCCGTCTCTGGAGGCTGTGAGTGACCCCTGAGGACAAGGTGCAGCGGGGCGAGGAGGCGAAGGCCATCCTCGAAAGCCCGCTGTTCGTGGAGGCGTTCGACACCATCGAGCGCGAAGTGATTGAGGAGATCAAGAAATGCCCCGTCCGCGACATCGAGGGACTGTCGAAGCTGCACCTGATGCTCGGCCTGAACAGCCGGCTCCGGCTGCACTTCGAGGCGCTGATCCAGTCGGGCGAGTTGGCGAAGCGCACG